GAGCACGCACCTGCGAGGGGAATCAGCATTTTCAAGACAGTGTCAACTTGAGCGAGACATGCCTGGGATACGGAAGCGAACAGCGTATCGGAGACGGACACGTCGTAGATACGTTCGTAAGCGAACACCAGTAAAAAAGCGAGCGGTGAGGAGGGCCTACCGACGAGCACCGCGAAGCGTGATGAGCCGCAGGAAGGTGCAGGATATCACATCGCGAAAGAAAAAGGATACTTTTGGTCCAGCTGGTGGTGGTACGGCGTTCTTACCTCCGGTCGGGCGGGGTCCTGCCGGTGTCACAGGGGGCGCTGGCCTCAACCGGGGTTATTCTATGTTTGCATGGATGCCATTCGCTAGGACCCCGCAGTCCGCCCAGCAATTTAATGTGTTGAATGAAACGATGCGCACTGCTACGCAGTGTTACATTAGGGGGTTGAAAGAGAAAATTCGAATTCAAACAAACTCACCGCATACGTGGGAATGGCGACGCGTCGTCTTTACTTACCAGGGTTCTGCCTTGGTCACTCCTGAGGATCTTCCCACATTTGGCATAGCCCAGTTGTCTCGGTACGATACCACACCGACGACTGACGGAGGTGCATATGGGTACATTCGCCTGTTGCCTAACCTTTCGGATACTACAAGTTCCGGTGCTACAGCTAACGCCCAAATTCATGACAATTTCATGCGGCAGATGTTCCGAGGTACCGAGGGAGTGGACTACGACAATCCGTTCCAGGCGAAGGTGGATCCCGACAAAATAACCATCTATCACGATTCCAAACGAGTCTTTAGGTCAGGCAATGACCGAGGCTCGATGTGGGATTTGTCTAAGTGGCATGGTTTCAACAAATATCTTTATTACAATGATTTTGAAGAGGGAGATGAGATGCGGTTCAGTAATTTTTCAGCAGAGATGAAGAAGAGTTTAGGCGATGTTTACGTCATTGACTTTATTGCGCCTGCTTTCGGGTCTACAGAGGATGATTCGTTGTTGTTTAATACGCATGCAACTGTTTATTGGCACGAGAAGTAGAATGTTACGAATGGATTTACTATGTTTACGAAAATACAATTTGAGTTTAACCAATCAACATCGCATTGATCCACTATGTCTTCGCGGGGATCCTTTTGGCCCAGCCAAATAGAGGGTTTACCCCATTCGATTAGTTGAGGGTCTCGATATAGTCGTTTAATCTGAAACTGGGCCATTCCTCCCAGCCATTGTTTGTATTGGGGGAAGAACTTAATTCCGCCGGCGATATCGTCGAACACTGCGTATTGTTTAGTTCCTGCAGTGGAAGCCTCCAGCCCCGAGTAGAGTCCACAGAAGTAAGCGTGGCATCCGAGTGAACGAGCCCATAGGGTTTTACCTGTTCGACTAGGCCCATATAGGCAGATTGATTTTGGTCCTGTATCCCAAATGTGAGCCGAGCGAATGCGAGCGAGAGGAGACGTAAGTCTCCGGAAGGCCCCCCGTGCCTCCGTAAAGGAGGCCAAGGAGGGGGGCATACTTACTCTCACCAGTCTCTCCTGGATTTGATCTAGCAGCATTTGCAATAAATTCCGTGCGCCAGTTATTAAGCTCTTCAAGTCCTTCGTATGAAAACGAACAGCTTGGCGGTTTATATTCCACTGGTCGGATAGCGAATCTCCAATCAGCATATTTTTGGATCTGTGTGAATTGAGTAATGAGGCTTTTTGGATATAGAGATCGGATAGCCTCAAAAAACTCGTCTCGATCCTCGATGCCCACAAGGTGAGTCCATTGATCGTGGTGTGTGTCCACTCCACGTCCGCTATCGCTTGGTCGCTCGAGTCCTCCAGCAAGTATATCGCCTTCTTTACATGCATAGTCGTACCCAGCTCCTGGATTGCCCCGAGACTGTTCAATGTTTGGATGGTGATCGAGAACATCGAATTTGCGAGCATCTCGAAAGCGACGCTTCCGTCCGAAGTCAACAAAAACATGGAGGTGAATTCCGCCATCTTCGTGAGTTTCGCGGGCGACAATACACTCAGCTTCAAGGCTTCCAAAGTGGTTTGACACTGCCCAAGGGTCGAGGTCTCCGCATTGCGCGTATGTGAGTAAGGCATATCTTGCGTGGAAGTCATAGCTTGGCATTCCCTAAAGTCCCTGAGAGAAATAATGTTATACTCTCAGGGACGGGGACACCCGTCACTATAAATACAGCTGGACCCCCTACCGCCGGAGGCTAGGAAAATGCGATTTCTGCGCAGCAAGCCGAGGAGTTTACGACGAGCACGCGCCGAGCACGCACCTGCGAGGGGAATCAGCATTTTCAAGACAGTGTCAACTTGAGCGAGACATGCCTGGGATACGGAAGCGAACAGCGTATCGGAGACGGACACGTCGTAGATACGTTCGTAAG